CTCAACCTGCTGCTGAGAAGAGAGAATGTGTTCCAAAAGTTTCCGGCAAAGGCTTAGAGCCGTGCCCTGGTAAGCAGGATCACAATCCTAAAAAATTTCTACAAGCTGTTGAACAATTGCGCGTTAAGCGCGCTGCCGCTGCCGCCGAATCACATCCGGAATTTAAGGAGCAGCCCCAGCAAAAGAGTAAGAAACAGAATGCCGCCGAATCACATCCGGAACCTAAGGAGCAACTGTTCATCAATTCAACGGTGGTGCAAGAAATGACGCAAAAGGTGAGTAAACAGGAATTAACTGCTGAAGCAAAAACCGAAAAGAAGAAGCCTTGTAAGTTTGGCGATCATTGCCATAACAACAAGTGTGAAGATTACCATACCACTAAGATGTGTGTACATGGTGCTTCTTGTCAATATATCGGATCCTGTTTTTTCTATCATCCCAATATCAAAATGACGAGCAAAGGTAAGTCGTTGTTTAGCCGTGTAGCGGCAGCGACTCCCAAACTGGAGAGTTTAAATGGACGTAAGCAGTTTAAGGCTGGTAAGGCTCTTGCTGTAACTAAAGGGATTTTTAATAACCCTACGTCCCATCCAGACACTTTCGATAGCCATTCAGTTATGTATGGTGGGAAAGTCATAATGACGGAGCACGGTTATGAAGGCTGTGGTGAGGTTTATTTGTGTGGTCAGAAAATCGATAAGAATCGTTTCGTTAAGAGTAAAACTTGTATCGATCTTATGATGGCCCCAATACCCGCCAATATGTCTTATCCGAACGTCAAAGCGGACATTCCTGAGAAAAATATGTCGGAAGATGTTTATATTTGCGCCACGTATCCTGAAGTGGCGATTGCTCAAGGACAACTTGTTTGTCGTAACGGTGGTGAGTTTATGTACACCGCTGCTACTGAACCTGGGAATTCAGGGATGGGTGTTTGGACACCTGAGGGGAAGTTAATCGGCTTCCACCGTTCTGGTGGTAATGGTAAGCCAAATGGATTTATTCCTATAACTCAAGAATTCCTGGATGAAATCCATGGCAAATCATCACTCGTGTCAAAAAACGAGTAATGCCTGCGACGCGTGAAAGCGTCGCCCCCACTAAGCCGAGTGATATACGACACCTACAATCTATGTCTGCGCGTGTGAAGCTCGCATCTGACCATTGGTCTAAGGTTTGTCGTAACTTTGGTGGGGTCCAAATTGAAAGGGAAGGCGTTCATGCCGTGGTCAATAAGGCCACGGGTGAATGTTATTATAAGAAATGGTTTACTAAAGGCATATGTAAGTATGTTGGCTGGGCTTATCGAAGTCAACCAAATTGGAAATATAAAGGTATGCTTGATGCTACCGTTCAGTCCTGGGTTAATGCTAGTGGACATCATTGGGAAAATAAGTACCATATGTGCCACCCCCAGCCCGACTCAAATTATCGGGGTACTTCTAAGTATGAACGTGAACAACCAGTTTTGGACCAAGAGGCCTGGTATATCAGTGGAGAGTGGACTTATAAGCACTGGATGCCCTATATGAGCAATTCAGTAGTCGTTGAACATGATATTGCAACGGCTGAAGCTATAAAGACCACTAGTCCCGGGTATCCGCATAATCTCG